TGGTCGCTGGCGCTGATGATACTGTGCTGGCGCGCGTGGTGCTGGTCGGCCGTCACGCCGCCAAGGTCGCCGTGCTGGAGCTGCGCAAAAGCGAATGCCGTCGCCCCGCTCGCCCGGACCACGTGGCCGTCCGTCAGCCCGCTGACCGTGTGGTCCCCGCCGACGAGGGCATGCGCCTGGTTGTGGTGCGCGTCGGGATCTGCCTCATGCAGCCCGAAAACAGTCGCTGTTACCGCCCACGGGGCCTGGCTCTCGTCGAGCGTGCCGGAATGATAGTCGCCGAAGAGGGCATGCTCCACCATAGCCCCGCCGCCGGCGGCCGCAATGATGACCGGCTGGACCTGATTAAGCTCCTGCAGTAAATGGGGAAGCAGCTTCTCAGCGGTCTTGCTGTACTTGGCCATCTGCTATCCCTCGTCCAATTCGCCCACCTGCCACACCGACATCTCGGCAAAGCCAGGTGTAATCGTGTCGCCGACGACGTCGTATTCGCAGCGGGCCAGCCACAGCGGGCTGAAGGGCGCCCGGTCGTCGTCGATCGGCACGTCCAGCGCCACCCACTGGCCGACCGGCAGCAGACCACGGGCCAGCGGCTGCCCCTGCAGATTGGTGAAACGGCCGTTGCGCCAGCGTGCGGCCGCCGTCGCCGGCGCCGCCTCGACAATCAAAATGTTGTCGACGCTGACCATGGCCAGCAGCCTGGCGCCTAAACTCGTGCCGGCCGGCAGCAGCCGCTCGATCTCGTCCAGCGCCGTCTTCGTCCCTGCCCGGTACATACGGTCGTACACACCCGCCGCTGTCCGGATCGAGGCGCCGCCGATGTAGACTGTGGCAATCTCGGCAATGATGGCTGTCGTCTCCCGGTGGCCCCACACTTCAAAGTGCAAGTCGGCGTCGACGGTGCGGGCCGTCCACGCGCTGCCCGTCCACAATCGCAACTGGCCACCGCTGTAGCCGGCCTCTTCGTCGACCGACAACAGGTAATAGTCAGTCGGAGAGGCGGCGCCGGTCCGGCTTACCACCAGGTGATAAATATTGTTGTTCAGCGTCGCCGTGCGATTGAGCAGCACTTGCAGTTTGACCGACCTGGTGGGCAGGCTGCTGCCGGTCACTGTGGCCGAATCCAACACCGTGCCGGGGCTGCCGCTGCTGTCGGCACACAGTTCCACCTTCAGGTTGTCGCCCGGGCTGCCCACGCGGCGCACCCAGACCGCCACCTCGCCCACCACCCACGTGCCGCCGTCGGCGACAGTGAACGACTGGTCGAGCTTTTGGCCGTGCGCCAGAATGGTCACGAACTTGGAGCCGATGACCGGGCTTTCCTGTGTCAACGTTTCCGCCACCTTGACGCTGTTGCCCTGCGTCAGCTTGGTATCGCCGCCGGCGCCTTCGTTGGCGACTGTGTTCGGCCGCACTGTGCACGCCTCAGGCCCGACCGTGCGCCAGAACCAGAAGCCGTCATTGCTGGCGGTGTTCTCCACCCGGAACATTTCGCCGACGGTGAACTGGTTGAGCAGGTCGTTAGAGTCATTGATATCGTCCGTCACTGCAAACGTGACGCCGCTGGCGCCGTCGTAGATGACCTGGCCGTCGATGCCGGCCTCTTCGACGACGGTGAATGTGCCGTTGTTGGATGTGGAGCCGCTGACGACGATCTTGTCGTTGGCACGCAAGCCCGTCATGGCGCAGTTGAGCTGGCAAATCCGCTTGACCTTACCGTGAAAGCCAACAAACTGGGAGGATGCAAAGCCCCAGCCCAGGATGGCCTCGCCTTCCTTTTCGCCCTCGAAGGCTACCCGGCCGATGCTGTTGGCGTAGTAGCGCCAGGCCATGGCCGAATACCTGCCAATACACAGCAGCCGTCCGCCGGCCGTCGAACCCTGCGCCGTACGCACCAGCCGCCGCGGCCATGCTTTCTGCGTCAGGATGGAGACGGCCGCCGCTTCGGCCTGCGCCGGCGTGGCATTGCCGAGGCTGTGTATTAGCTCGATGTTGCCGTAGAGCGCTGTGCTGCGCGTATCCTCTTCCCAGTCGGTAATGGCCGAAGCGCCGTTGCTGGCGTAGATGACGGCGACCCGGTTCGCCATGCCCTCCAGCGTCAGCCCATACTCCATGCCGTCGGCGACAAAGCTTGCCTCGCTGACTATGCCCCACCACACCGGCGTGCCGTCTTCACCGACGATGCGGACGCTGCCGCCCAGCCAGCGCAGCGCGCCCACCAGGTCGGCCGGCGACCCCTCCAGGCCGATTTCCGCCGTCTCCGGTCCGCCCACGTCCGCCCACGCGTAACGCAGCGGCCGCAGTCGCAGCGGGGTGGCAATCGGCAGGTTGTTGCGGTCCCACAGCCGCACCGTGAACTGTGCCATCAGACCAGCAGCCTCCGCGGACGATAGACGCCGGCCACCGACAACTGCCGGGCGGCGTTGAAGGTGTTGCCCTCGTCCCACAACAGCCGCAGTTTGTTCTGCTGGCCGGGATAGAGCAGCAGCTCGCCCGTTCGCTCGATGCCTGGATACTTGCTGGCCAGCGACAGGTAGTCCACATCCTCGATGCCGTCGTGCACCACCGCCTGATCGGTTGCGATGCTGTAGCCCGCCTGGCGCAGGTCGAGCGTTGTATGCGCCGGCGCAATCATCACCCAGAGCAGCGTCGCCGAGCCGCCGAATCCAGCGAAGAAACTCAGTACAATCGAGAACACAGCCCCGGTGCCGATGTAGCCCGAAGGTGGCATGTTGAGCGCGCCCAGGTCCATGAGTTGCTTCCCGTTGTTGCCGCCCGCAATCAATTCGCCGCCCGCCTGCCCCAGGTTCGGGACGCCGCTGATGACCGTCTGCACCGACGCGCGCACGTAGACGTTGTCGGGAATCGACGAGAAGGCCGCCCAGACCCGGTACCGCTCGCCGCGCATGGCGGCCGCCAGCGCCGTTGGAACGTTGATTGTCCATAAATTATTGCTATGGCTGGTCGAGCCGCTCCACGTCACCGACTCAGAGCCGCCCGCCACATAGAGGAAATGGTCGGTCGTGGCGAACAGATTGGCAACGTCGTTGGCAATGTAGAATTTCTGGGTCGAAATCGACGACCCCGGATTCGTCAGCGTCAGCCGCACGGGTGCGGGCAGACTGCCTGTCACGCTGTTGTAGGTCAGCGTGTTGCCGCTGGGGCCGTTGTTGACGGTGGCCGTGCCCAGCGAGGTCTCTGCCCCTTCCCAGTAGAAGCGCCTACGCCAGATGACGCCGATGCGCACCGTCGGATTGGTGTCGCTCAGTCGGCGCAGGCCAGGGTTTGTGTCCCAGATGACGCGGCCCTCCAGGATCTCCGACCGGTGCGCTGTTTCGGCCACAGGCGCATAGTTGACGTACACCTTGGGGTTGGTACCGCCCGCCTGCCGCAGCGCCGCCAATTCAAACAACCGCTCGATGCTGTTGACCGAGGTGCGGATGTTCGCCGCCGTGCCGGTCAGCACCACCTGAGCAGTCTCAGTCACGTCCTCATACACCCCGCCCTTGCGATCGGGTGTGTTTGGGAAGTAGGTGCAGCCGGTCACAGGCGACGTGCCAGACAAGGTGACTGTGGTCGTACCGTCAGTAAGTTGCAGTTGCATCGTTTATACCCGCGGTTACACGTTTGTTCGAATTACCCGCCCATCCCACTGGCGCAGGCTGTCATTGATCGCCGTGTCCCGCATTCGGCTTTTAATGGCTGACAGTAGTTCCGTCTGCATGCGTAGGTAGATCATGCTTGCGCCTCCGCTTTTTGCTTGCGCACAATCGTAAATGACGCCCGCACCGACGCCAGGAACCACGTCCACCCTAAGAAGGTGCCCGCCCCCTCCAGCGTTACCAGAATCGGGACGAGCAGACTCCGTGACAATAGAGCCACGTCGCGCACGCTTATTGCCAAAAGCAGAATCCAAAGGCCGAACATGACGAGTGAACCGAAGGCGAGGGGCAAATGCGTCAGGCGTATTTGCTGCCCACGAGCCAGCCATAAAGAAATCAGGATCGCCGTGATGAGGCTGACCAGTAGCCAATGGGCAGCGAGGCGCAGGATCGTCGTGTCTATCATTTCACTAGAAACATGTATGAGAGCGAGATTATCAGCCATACGATGACCGCCACGATGAAAACATGCTGATTGATCGGAATGCGTGTTTGCGAATCAACATGCGCCAACACCCACGTTAACTCGTCAATCTCCTTGCTCAGTGCATCACTCGCCAACTGGTAGCGCGTCAGATCGCCCGTCCCATCCGGCACACGACGATTGATGTCCAGTACCTTCGACGTTTCGTATAATTCTTGTTGCAGCAATGAAAGGCGCCGTGTGAGTGCCGGAAATTGATTTTGACGAATCACTCATGCGATCCTTTGAAATCGTCTATAGGCATCGGTGTTTTCGCGGGCGCAACCAGAGATTCCGCCACAAAGCGCCACTCACCTGCCACCCGCACGTACAGGCTCCCCGTGTCCGTGGCATAGAACATATCCCCATCCCTGCGCAGCCGGGCGAGCGCGGTCATGATGTCGTTACCGTCGCCCAGTGATTTGCAAACGCGCCGATGGTGTCGTTGACCAGTTCATGTGCAATTTCCTTTCCCGGCGTCGCGGCACTCACAGGCGGCGATGCACACGCTTGATACGTGCCGGTCGGCGCGGCGTTGCTGCCGCCGACGTTGATCGTGCCGCCCGTCGCCGTGCGCGGTGCAATGCTCGCCTGATAGAGGCTCCACAGGATCGTGTCCACCTGCGCCGCGCTCAAGGCATTGCTTTGCATTTGGAAATTGTTAGTCGTCGTCCACGAGGCAAAATCGCTCGCGCCAACCGTGAACGCGTATGTGGCGGCCGGCATGGAGTACAGGCGAAAATCTGTCGGTCGCCAGGCGGATACGTCCGCGCTGTTGAACGTGCCCGCGTAGCCCGCAGGCATGGAGTACAGGTAAAAAGCCGTTGGTCGCCAAGCGGATACGTCCGCGCTGTTGAACGTGCCCGCGTAGCCCGCCGGCATGGAGTACAGGAGGAAAGTCGTTGGTCGCCAGGCGGATATGTCCGCGCTGTTGAACGTGCCGGCTTTTAGCCCGCTTATTTGAAATGTCACCATCGCCGTCATGCTGGCAATATCGCGACTGTTGAGCGTGATCTTATTGTCGCTGAGCGTTAGCGCCGTGACATTAAGCGGCGACAGTACGCGCACCGTCCATGTCCCGGCGCTTGCGTAGTTGTGTGTTCTGGCGCCGCTGCCGGTGTACGCGTTGCTGCTGCCGTCGCCCCAGTCCACGACGGTAGACGCGGATACCGTCAGTGCGGCGATAGTGTGCGTGGCCGCGCCGGTTGTCGTGACAGTCCATGAGGCGACTCGGAGCGCCCCGCCGCCAAGCAACGCCCGCCTTGTTCCCACATAGTGCGGCATGATTACACCGTCAGCACGCCACGCGCCACAAGCGCCGCGGCGTAGACGTTCCAAATTCCCGCGAGGGCCGTGTCGTAGTCGGCGTCGGCGGAAGCCGCGGTCAGCGAAGCGTTCTGCGTGAAGAGGTACGCGGCCAGCTCCCGCGCAAACGCCATGTAATCGGACAGCCGCGGCCCGGCGTAGTTGACCATGGCCATGCGCAGGTCGTGCGACGGCGTGTTTTCCGCCTCCGTCGAGATATACCATGCGGTCTTCGCCGTCGCCATCGCAAGTTTGCGAATGATCTGTTCTTCCAAACACAGCGTATAGGTCGCCAAGTAAGACATAATTCAGATCCTCCCGTGTTGAAATTGCCCGTTACGATTGCAGGAAGCCCAGCCGGATCACCAGGTCCGTCGCCGCGCCATACGTCGGCGTGCCAGAGCCGTTGACGGCAGCAACATAAAGCGACGATGTACCGGCGAGCGCCTTACACACCAAGCCGATGTTTCGCACGCACGCCACATTTGCGCCGCCAAAATCGAAATAGTCGCTCGTCCCAACCGGCACCCACCCGATGATTGTCGCACACTCAGCGTCGTCGGGATTCGGCGCATTGTTGATTGTCCCCATGTCGGTGAGCGTGTCGAGGATGACGAGCGTCATCGGCACCTGCTGGTCAGCTTTATCCAGAATCGTCACCGATTGCAGGATGGCGATACCGCCCGCCCCGCGCACGGCGTCGGGAATCTCCACCGAGTCAAACAACAAATCGCCCGCTGTGTACACAGCTGTATCAACAACCGGCGTCACCGTCACAACGGCGTCAAGCGAAAAAACCCTCATACTGCCCATGTGTCCTCCTACCTCCTACCTACTACCTGTCGAACACTTTAATCGTGCCGCTACGCTCATCGGTGGCCGCCGACGCGTTCCAGCGCACCGCCACGCCGACATAGTCTGTGCTGCCGATGGCGACGACGGTCGCCTCCGCGTACTGATCATCACCGAACGTGTCGGCGTTCCAGCGCGCCGCGGTGGCGTAGTCCAATCCGGCGACCAGGTACGGCAGTACGCGCCGTTCCGCTTTCGTTAGTTCGCTGATGTTCGCGTCACCCCTTATCGTCGCCAGCGGTCGATTTCCGCCGCCACCTGGTAGGCTAGCGCGTGCACGTCGATGCTGCTCGCCACGTTGGCATTCACGGTCACCTGCGCACCGCTGCCGCCGGCACCGACCAGGTCGCCCCAGATGCCGCCAAGTTCGTCGTTCGGGATGATCGTGCCCGACCGGTTCGGCGTGAAGAGCTCCGGCCCGCGCTCGCCAACGAGGTAGGTTGTGCCGCCCGCCACCGGCCCGCCTGCCGCCTGTCCGCCGCCGAAGGGATTCAGATTCGGGAACGACGGCATCGCCGGCCACTTCCAACTCAGCAGGTCCGCCAGCCAACTCGGCGCCTCTGGCAGCCCTGGCCACCGCCAGCTAAAGAGCGTCTGCACCCAGTTCGGCACGCTGATAAACGACGGCCACATCCACCCCAGTAGCGTCGTAATCCACGCAGGTACTGTCGGCATCGCCGGCCAGGCCCACTTGAGCAGCTTGGATAGCCAGTCCGGCAGCGTGATAGAGAAGGCCAGGTCGCCGTTCAGCACCGCCGAAATTGACTCGCCCATAATCTCGATCTGGCCGATAATATTCTCAATCGCCGTCGCTGCGGCCGTCAGGCCCATGTCGTTAAGCGTACTGACCACCGCATCGCCGACGGCGCCGCCGATGTTGCCCACCATCGTCGTGATGTTCGTCCAGGTGTCGCTGATAAACGTCTGGAAGGCCGTGACGACGTTCTTCATGCTGTTCCATGCTGTGGTCCAATCGCCAGCAGCAATGGCCACAATCGCCGTCGTCACCTCGATCAGCACCGTCGAAATCAGCTTTACGGAATTCGTTACCTGGTCGATGATTGGTCCGACAATACCTGGTAGTCGCTCAATCGCCGCCGCCATGAGGTTGACGCCGAAATCGGCCGCCACCGCCAGCGCCACACCCAGCACCATGACCAGCGGCTGTACTGCCTGCATCAGGCCGGCGAAGGCGGCGCCCATCTCTTGCAGCGCGGGCAACAGCGGGGCCAGGCTCTCCGGCAGGCCAAGAAAGGCGGTCTGCACACGCTCAATAGCAGGAGCAAAAAACGCCTGCAGAGTGGCGCCAACTGCCGACAACTGCGCCCAGAGCGTGGTAAAGGCTGCCGTTCCGGTGTTAATTGCCACCGGTAATTTTGCCTGAAACCAGTCGGCGAGCATCTGCAACGTCGGCTGAATGGCCGCCCACGCCGCCGCCGTCTTCTCCTGGATGCCGCCGAAGTCGGCCGCCCAGGCGGCCGCCAGCAGCCCCACGCCGACCACCACCAGCCCGATCGGCGAGAGCAGGAATCCCAAGGCGGTGGCTACGCCGCTGATGGCCAGCATGACTGGCCCGGCCGCCGCCAACACAGCGCCGAAGGCGAGCACCGCCTGTTGAATGGGCGCCGGGATGGAGCCGAACGAGGTAATCAGGTCCGCACCGCTGCGCACCATATTGCCGACCATGTCCAGGTAGGGCAGCGCCGACCCGATCAGGAAGCTGTCCAGGCTGCCCTTGAAATACTCGACGGCACCGGCGATACCCTTCATGCGGGCATTCGCCACGTCGGCGGCCGCTGACCCGTTGCCGAGCGCGTCGCTGATGTCGTCCCACGACTTGCCGTAGTCGCGCGTGAGGATGGACGCCGCCCGGATGGCATCCGAACCGAAGATGGTCGATAGCGCCGCGTTGCGCTGCTCGTCATTCATGTTCGCAGTCGCAATGGAGAGGTCGTTCAAAATGTCGCTGAAACCGCGCATGTTGCCGGCCGAATCGTAGGCCGCCACGTTCATGTTGGTCAGGGCTACAAACGCCGCATCCGTCGGCGCGGCCAGCGACATCATCATCGTCTTGAGCGAGGTGCCGGCATCGCTGCCCTTCAGGCCAGCGTTACCCAACATGGCCAAGGCCGTCACCATGTCGTCCATCGGCTGCTTGTTGCTGGCGAACACAGCGCCGCTCATCTTCATTGCGGCCGACAGATCGCTGATGTCCACGCTGCTGGCATTTGCCGCCGCGGCCAGCATGTTGGCGATGGCCGGCATTTCACTGGCCGGCAGATTGAAGGCGTTCATGGCGTTCGCCGCAATCTCGGCTGACTCCGCCAATCCCATGCCGCCGGCGGCCGCCATGTCCAGCACACCCGGCGTCGCCGCAATAATGTCATTGACCGCCAGGCCAGCCTTCGCTAGTTCCAGCTGCGCCTGGGCCGCCTCGCCCGCGCTGAAGGAAGTGACAGCCCCCAAGTTCAGCGCCTGCGCCTCTAGCGTCGCCATCTGGTCAGTCGTGGCGCCCGATACCTGTGCCATGATGTTGAGCGACTGCTCGAAGTCGCCGGCCGACTGGATGGCTACCGTGGCAATGCCAGCCAGGGGCGCGGTGACACCCAAGCTGAGCGTGGTGCCGGCACTGGCCATCTTCTTGGCCATCGAGTCGAGCGAGTTCTGGACGTTGGCGATGCCGCGCTCGAAGCCGCTCGCATCCATGCCCAGTTCGACCGCCATGCGTGCGATGGTGCCCACCTATTTGCCTCCCAGCGCTGCACGTGTCTTCGCTAGCATCCTGGCCACCGCTGCCTCTTCGCTCTCCGGTTCAAATCTCGCCATAAAGTCCTGCGGTTTGAAGGGTTTGCCCTTTTTGCTGCGCATCGAGTTCGCCATCGTCGATGCAATGATGCCCGCACGTAAATCCGCTCGTTCCTCGCCCCACGGCTCCAACTGAGCGTAGGCCATCCACTCCGCAAACTGCGCTGACGTCATCTCCGCCAGCATCACATCGACGTTCGGGCGACCGAGGGCCAGTGCTAGTCGGTAGGCGAATCTTCGCCCTGGTCGCCGTTGGAGTTTTTTGCAAGTTCGTCCACATCCTCGTCCCGCAACCCGTTCAGCCGCTGGGCCACCTGGAAGATGCGGTCGAGCGCCGCCGCCGACTTGCCACCCAGCGGGAACTCGTCTTCTTGCTCGAACAGCCGTTCGCCGTTCTCGCCGACAAGACACAGCAGGCACAGCCGCGCCCGGATGTTCTGCAGGTTCGTGGTGACCTTTTTGCCGTTGCGTTGCACGGTCGAAGCCTCGAACCAATCCCGTTCGGACGCATTCAGCGTGCGCACCTTAACCCACGCATCCCATTCCGGCACGAACAGGTCTTCGGTTTTCAGATCGTTCTGGCCGAGAATCTCAGCTTTGGTCAAAAATTTTTTTGCCGCCATCACTCCGCCTCTCCCAGGCTCTGCTTTTGCACTTTGCTTGCGATCGCATCCCACCAGTAGCATGTAGGAGTTGACTCCCATATGCTGCGGATGAACTCATAGTCACTCGTATACATGCCCGGCACCATCGCATCCGCATGCGCCTGCCACACAGCCCGGCGCACCACGAAGGCACTGACGCCGATTTCCCCGCACCGCGGCGCCTGTCCCCAGTACTTCGTCGGCAGGATGCGCCCGCCGCCGTGGTCCATGCGCACGAAAATGACATCTGGGTCGTCACGTACGGCGATGGAACGCACGCCGGCAACGAATTCCGGCATGATGCACATGTCGTCATCATCGAGTATCCAAATGTAGTCACCGACCAGCCGTGACGCATAGGCCGCCATGTTCTCGTGACTCCACCCGATGCCCCTGCCTACGTCGTCGATCAGCAGCGTCTGTGTCCAGTCCCGGCACGTCTGCGCCGCCAGGCTCGCACGATTGTTCGCCAGCATCAGCGGGCG